GTCGCCCTGAGAAACGCGAATGGATCGCTTACGGGGGGTTGCACCGGCTCCGCCCACCGGCCGTTGCGCGTACGCGTCGCGAATTCATTGCCGAAAACAGGCATTTATCTTCTCCAATTCTGGCAGTGTCCGGTTGTTACGGCTGAGGCGCGAACAGTTTGGCCAGATCCTGCGCCGTCACCTCCAGCCCCAGCGACGATCCCTTCGTGGTGACGTTGCTCTGCGTGCCTTGCGCCAGGTTGCCCAAAAGGCCCTGCAGGGCCAGGGGATACTGGTTGATCGCCTGGTTCTGCGTCATCGCCGCCGACAGCGCCTGGCTGTAATTCTGGGTGTTCAAGTCGGCCGCCGTCTGCTGGTTGTTCAGGTCGAACTGCCCGCGCGTCAGCGAGTCGGCGACCGCCTGGCGCGTCCCGCCGAAGGCGCCGGCCTTCTGGGCCTGGTCGTCGATCTGGTTCAGCGCCATCTGCTGGTTGCGGGCGTTGCGCGCCGTCGTCGCGTCGATGACCGACGAGGTATACGGGTTCAGGAAGCCGTCGATCTGGCCGCCCGTCACCGGACTGTAGCGCGCCGGCAAGGTCGCCTGGGCGTTCTGGAACACCGAAATGGCGTTGGGGTTGCTGGTCGTCGTCGACGACTTGCTGGTTGAAGCCTTCATAATTGCTTTTCCATGTCCTCGCCCTGCCGGGCATAGCCGAATGTCGGGAAGACCCGGCGCCAGCCGGGCCGGCCGCCGAGATAGACGGCGGTGCAGCCCAGGGCCCGGGCAAAGGCCTCGACGTCCTCGCGCATCGCCAGAAGGCCGCTCATCGACCCGCCCGCCAGCAGGATATGCAGCCGGTTGTCGGGCGCGATCTCGGTCACCCCGGCGCACCCTTCCCCGCACCACAGCTGCGCCCGCCCCGCCAGGATCAAGCGCCTGGCCTCGTCGAGCGGAACAAGATCGTTCTCGGGCAAGAATCGCCGCGCATACGCCCACGGTGTATCTTCGGTCATGCGCGGCGGCCGCCGTCACAGGGACTGGGTAAGGGCGTCGATGCCGAAACAGTGGACGTTGTAACTGCCTCCGGGCACCGAACTCAAAGCGACCTTGAGCACGGTGCTTTGGCCGCTGCCCGACACGGAGTAGGTCCGCGCCGGCGGGGCGCCGTAAACCCCTTCCGTCGGACCGGCGTGATAGGCGGAAACCGGCACCGCGGAGCCGCCGGACACGCCGGTAAAGACCCCGGCGAAGCCGTAGGCGACCCAGACCAGGTCGAAGAAACCGGAATTGCCGTCGTCGCCATGGACGCAGAACAGGCCGCTGGGCGAACGCGGTCCGGGGGAGTCGGCGAACTTGTAGAGGGTCGTGGCCGCCGTGCCGGTTATCGTCAGCAGGCTTTCCCCGCGCACCTTCGCGAACAGGCCCTGCGCGGCGCCGCCGCCCGGATTGAGCGGATACCGGTCCAGCAGGTTGCCGTTGAAATTGTCGCCCGTCGAGAACAGGTCGTAGGTGTAGTAGCCGCTGACATTGTTGTCGTGCGAATTGATGCCGCGGCAGTTGGTGAACTCGTGGACGTAGCCGCCGTTGCCTTCCAGGTCCATATTGATGACCGAACAGAACTGGCAATTGGTCCAGATGAACTTGCTGACATTGCCCTGGATGGCGCCACCGTCGAAGTTGACGCTGAAAGCGTTCGTGACCTTGACCTGCTGGGCGCACAATCCTTTGAAATTGAGGGTGCTGGTGAAATAGGTGGAATGGTTCCATCCCTGGATGTCGACCCGGTCGCAGTCGAGCTGGCTCACCCGCAGCGTATAGACATTGGTGCCCATGTAGAAGGCGCCGCCGCTCGACGGCTCGTTGATGACGTGGATGTCCTCGAAGCTGCTGTTGTACAGTTTCTGGCCCATGATGGCGTAGGTATTGGCCGAATTGGCCATGCCCGTCATGTCGATGGTGAACCCTTCGATCCGTGCGCCGGTCACATAGTGGGACGGGTTGGGATCCGACGCCGGATCCAGCGGCGCCGCAACGCTCGTACCGTTGAAATTGATCACGTAGTTGGCGCCGGCGGGACCTTTCAGGGTCGCGCCGTATCCCGACACCGCAGGCCCATGCTCGCCCTGCGACGCATTGACGGTGCCGTTCAAGCCGATCTGGCCGACATAAGTCTTGCCGGGCGTGAATTGCAGGCTCCAGCCCGTGACATTGATGGCGCCGAGCGCCGAAACGGCGGCGGCGATCGCCGTCGTGTCATTGGTCGAACCATCGCCGGTCGCGCCCCACCAGTCGACATTGGCGGCGCCGTCGAAACACCGCTTCCACGCGCCGGACGCGCCCGTGGTGTCGGAATTGGGCGGCACCCAGATGCCGTTCTGCGGGTCGGCCGTCACATGGACGCTCTGATTGCCGCCCATCCAGGCGAAAAAGCCACCGCCGTTGTCCCCGGCGGCCGAGCGGCTGTTCATGTAGACCGTGCCGCTCAGGGGCGTGGCCGCCTTGAGCAAGGCCAGAGTGTCATACGAAATCACGTTCGTCATGATCCGTCCTTTTCAGAGTGTTGAAGAAAACAAGTGATCCGTCCGCAGACGGCCTCGCGGGGAACCGGGCGCGCCCCGCTTACAAGGCGACCGCCGTCACGACGCCGCCCGCAACCGTGATCCGGTACCTCGCCCCCGCCTCGTCGGTCAGGATCAACCGGGCGGGCGGCGCGATCTCGACATCCCGTCCGCGCTTGTAGGTGCGCGCATCGCCCTGCTCGATCATCGCCCGGGTCTGCGCCTGGTCGTGCGGGTCGTAGAGCGCCCCGGGCCTGGGCAGTTTCATCTTTGCCCCCTTTCGACGACGTCGAAGCGGAAGGTTCCGACCCGGAAATCCGAACCGTCGGCGCCCGTCAGCTTCATGCTGACCGCGCGCGCCGAAAACCGCACGTCGGTCTGCGGCCCCAGGACCGGCACCTCGACCCGCGATGGGGGCGAAGGCGCAAGGTCGTTCGGAAAATTGTGAAGGGTGAAGTCCATCGAAATATCGCCCAATGTCCGGGTGTCCGGAATGATCCGGCGCACCATCAGGATCCGGTCGCCGGCGCCCAGCTCGACCGGCCCGCTTTCGGCAAAAGGCCTCAGTCCTTGGTGGTCGACGCCGCTTTCATGGTCCCACACCTGCCCGGCGGCATCGCACATCATCGGATAGCCGAACGGGCCGCGGTCGATGCCGCACAACCGCGCCAATTGCCCGCAATTCCAGTGCGCCTCGCGATAGTTGAAGACGACATAGCTGTCGTTCTCGCCCGTCCCCGCCGTCGACGGATAGAACCACCAGACCTCGCCGAAGGCTGAAACATGCACGGCCGCGACCTTGCTGGCCTGGCTCGTGTCGAGCGTCGAAAACACGTGGTCGTGCACGTCGCACGGGATGGGCTGGCTGTAGCCGTTGAACATCCAGAAGCCGTTGGACGACATCCAGTAGGCCTGCACGTCCGTGGTGACGATGGCGCCGCGGCTGACGATGCCGCACTGGGCGCCGACCTTGGCGAAGCCGTAGACCAGGGGCTGGCCTTCGAAGGTGGCGAGCCACGCGTCGGCATCGGTCAGCAGCAGCGTCCCGCCGGCCACGCGCCGCCCGCACATCAGCTTGCCGGCCGTCTGCAAGGGAAACGAACCGGCATAGTTGGTGTCCGTTTCGGTCCACGCCGTATTGTCCTCGCGGTCCGACCAGGCGACCTGGCGCGGGTCGCCGTTGGCGCCCAGGGCCATCATGATGCGTTCGGCCGTCACCACCACCGCTCCCGCCGCCGGCGCGCCGGCGACCGGCGCGGCGGGCGTGTCCGGACTCAGCGTCCACTGATGGATGCGGCCGTCCTCGGCCATGACGCCCACGAGGGTCTCGCCCCAGGTGTCCAGCACCCATTGCGACGCGTCGATCGTCACCGCGCCGCCGCCGGCGCCGCGGCCGTAATCGCCGCCGCCGTAGGGCCCCAGGCCATAGACCCCGCCTTGCCAGGCGTCCGGCCGCCCGCCCGCGAATCCGGCGGGTGTGATGTCGTTGAGATATCCGCCCGCCGTCATCGCATAGAGGTGGCTGTGCGTGCCGATGGCCGCCCAGCTCTTGGCCGCGTTGGTCTTCCACGCGATCATGGCGCGCGGCCGGCCGGCGACCACGCCTTTGGACCGCGGCGTCCAGCCGCCCACCGGGCGCTGCTCGCCAGAAAACCACCGCCTCAGATTGGCGTTCAGCCACCGCCCTTTGGCCGTGTAGTCCGTACCGTTGCGATAAAGACCGGGCGGAATGTCGAGCGTCACGTAAGCCATCAGAAGCCGATCGCGATCCACGGAATGTCGATGGTGGGATTGTTATTGGCCTGCTGGGCCGCGAACTGGCACCCCGTCGGGCCGGGAAGGCCGACCAGCTGCGCCCAACAGTCGGAATTGGTGTTGAAGGCCGCCATGCGCGTCACCGGATAGACGCCCCAGCACGCCGTCGTGAACGGCACTGGAAAGCTCAGGCCGACCGGGCTGGCCGCCGCCCCGCCCGTGCCGCCTTCCGAAACCGAGCTCACGACCCCGCCCTGGATGATGACCTGGACCACGGCGGTACCGATCGCGACCGGCACCTTGATCGACCAGTTGCCGCCCCACCCCGCGCCGCCCGACGTGCCCGTCAGGCCCAGATTGCTCAGCGCCGCAGGCAGGCTGCCCAGATCGGACAGATTGCCGCCGATGGCCAGCTTCTGCCCCGCCGCCGCCGCCGCGTCGGCCGCCGCGCCGGCCACCGTATGGACCTGGGCGTCGATGGCGTCGAGCGCCGTATTCAGGTCGAGGCCCCAATTGTCGGAATCCCCGCCGTCGACCGGCTTGCCCCAGTTGTAATTCGCCGTCGGTGTCGTCGTCACGTCCTACCCCCAAAACCTAACCTTTGAATTCGTTGTAGTCCTGGCCTTCCAGGGTGGTCGTCTGGTTGTTGGCGATCAGCGACTGGACCATCTTGACGATCGACTGCCCGAACAGCTCGGTGCGCGCGTCGTCGGCCAGGTAAGGCGCCGCATGCATCAGCGCCGTGTACAGGTAGAGATCCGGATGGTGCGCCAGCACCCAGTTCGACGACCCGTCGCCGGACAGGGGCGGTATCTCCTGGTAGTAGGACAGCCTGTAGCTCGTATCCGCCGCCGGCACCGGGCACACCAGCATATTGCCGCCGATGATGGCGTAATAGAGCGGCACGCCCGGCGTCTTCAGCCGCAGCCTCTGCTGCCGGGCCATCCAGTCGGGAACCTGCTTGACCAGGGTGTGCGCGGCATTGCCGCTGTCGACCACATAGAGGATGTCGATCAGCCCCGCCGGCAGGGCGGCACGGTCCTGGTTGGCGCCGACGGTCAGGTTCGGATTGCTTTCAACGACCATGTAGCGCGTGCGCAGGATCTTGTTCAGCGTGGCTTCGGCCTGGGTGACGAAGTCGGGAATGACCGTGTCGAGGTCGCTGCGGTTCAGCCATCCGGCGATCGCCTGGCGCAGCTCGCCGTAATTGGTAAAGGGCATCAGTAGGTCCTCGCTTGTCCATTGTCGGTCTGCAGCGTGCCGCCGGACGACTGCGCCTGGCCGTCAACATTGATTTCGCTAATGGCTTTTTCGAAAAGCTGGGCCCAGGTCGCGGCGCGGTCCTGGTCCTCGATGTACGGCGCCGCCTGGCTGAGCGCGCCGTAGAGATAGACGTCGGGAAAGGCGTCCAGCAGCCAGTTCTCGCCGTTTTCCGACAGCGGATCGACCTGGCGCGCATAGATCAGCGTCGCGGCCGCGACCGCCGGATCGGCCAGGATGTCATTGCCGGCGATGGTGTAACGCCGATGGACCGCGCCGGCCGCATAGGCGTCCAGCGTGATGAAATCGAGCCGTATGCCGCCGGCGCTCAGCGCCCTAACGCCGGTAAAGTCGTCGGGCAGCGCCGCGCGGCCGTTGGCAAAGCCCAGCGTCGCCACGCCGGTCATCTGGCGATGGTCGACCCGTCGGTTGATGACGGCTTCGGCCAGGGCAATGAAGTCGGGAATACGTCCGACCAGGTCGGCTTCGTTCAGCCACGCCGCCACGCTGTCCTTCAGCGCAGCATAGGAATTGAGAGCCATCAGCGCAGCACTCCGTTCGAATATCCGACCCGCCCCTCCGCCGTGCGCAGATAGGCATAGTCCCCGTCGTTCAGCACCTTGGCCAGCCGGTCGTGGTTCTCGGGATTGAGCGGGTCCCAGCCCTCGACGGCGCGGCAGTGGTCGATCCAGATCTGCGGCAGGTGCGCCACCCGCCGGGTCTCGCGGCTGGCGCTATAGCCGTCATTGTGGTTGCGCATGGCGGCGGTGGCGTCGAAGACCGGCGCCAGGTGCTGTTCCTTCAGGACATGCATCGTGCCGTCGGCCTCGATACGCATCGACACCTTGACGCCCGTCTCGCCGGTCCACAGCGGCGTAAATCCGCCGGACAGCGCCTTGCCGCCCAGGTCAGCCATCGATGATCTCGACATAGCCGCGCGGCTGGCCGGCGGCGTCCCTGGCGTCCTGCTGTTCGCGGGCGATCGACAGGGGCAGTTCGACGATCTCGCCCTCGGCATAGGTTTCGTCGCCCAGCATGGGCTCGTGCCGGCCGGTGCTGATCTTGTCGGCGCCGCGGCGGGTGATGCGGCAGGCCACGACGGGCTCGGGCGGCTCGGGATTGAGCTCGCGCGCGAACTTGCGCTTGGGCGTGTCGGCTTTTTGAATGTCAGGCATAGATCTACATTCACCCGCTCTCACGGGTGCCTTCCAAGGTCTCAAACAAATTTCTTGAAATTGTGCAGAATGAACTCGCGAAAGAATCGGAGTACATTCGCGGAACATCGTCACCAATGAGGGCGGAATGCGGGCGGCAACACCGTGTGAAGTATTACAACACAGCGTTTGTTTGGGATTCCGCTACGATCGCGTCATCCAGATTATCGGGTCCATGCGATCGGCTGTGGCGCGTCTGGAAAGTGCGACCGGAAAAGGTTGCACAAAAATCGAAACCCCCGGAGGGCCGCAAGGCTGTCCGGGGGATCTGTCCGTCTAGAGCCGTATGCTTGCGCAGTGACGAACCCTAGCTCACCGAAATTTCTTACACGCAGTTATGCCACCGATCAATCTACAAAATCTTACGCCTTATGAGCTTCAGGCAATCCACGATATTTTATCGACAGATCGCTTTACGACTTACCTGATGGCTTCGGGGCACAACACAGAACGCGCCATGCGACTATATGCTTGGAACGCCCTTGTCGGCGAAACCTTCCACGTTCCAAGCCAAGCGGTTGAGGTCGGCTTGCGAAACCGTATAAACAATGCACTCATCGCGCGATATGGGAATGATTGGTGGAACAATCAAAACTTCATAAACGTCCTTGATCCGCCAAGAATTGCCGACCTCAACCTTGTGAGAACCCGCATACAGGCGAGACAGCTTCCGATGATCACCGGGCAAATCGTCGCGGGGCTTTCATTCGGTTTTTGGGCAGGCATGTTGCAGGCGCGGTACAACCCCGACATCTGGAGCCGGCACCTGCATCCCAGTTTTCCCTTTTTGCCGCCGCAGATCGACCGCAAAAAATTGTCCGATGAAGTGCGCAATCTTGTTGAATTGAGAAACCGCATTTCCCATCACGAGCCGCTCATCCGCAGAGATCTGATGCGGGACCATAGCCGTGTAATGCAGCTTCTGAATTGGCTCTGTCCAACCAAAGCAGCATGGCTTAGACCTTACTGTCGAGCGCCCGCGATAATCCGTCAAAAGCCATAACGGAAGCGGAGCCTGGTCATCCCAGCCCCCGCTCGCCCGCCCCTACTGCAGCGCGTGGATCGCCGCGTGCGCCTTTTCGTTCTGGCACAAAAGCCCCTCTTCCAGGACGACCTGGAAGGCGGTGGCGTCACCGGTCTTGGCCAGCGGCTCCGTCGTCATGGCGCGCAGGGTCGCACGCTTGAACTTCGACGGATCGTAGATCAGGGCCGCCCCGGCCGAAAAGCCGTACGGATGCGGCACGATGGTCATGGCGCCGAAATCGTCGACATAGACGTCGGCACCGGCATAGATGGTCGCCTGGTCGCGGCCGGAGACATCGGCGCGGATATCGGCGATGCCGGTAAACGCCGAAAACTGCTGCTTCTGCGTCGGCGGCACCAGGACCACCGTCGGCGTGGCGCCGTTCGAAAACGCCGTGGCCCGGACGCTCTTCACCAGCGACTCGGTAAAGGTCCGGCCGGTCCCCGGCGTGGCGGCGGCAACGTCGTTCGACGCGAAGCCGCCGGCCGAGCCGCCCGAACCGAACGCGGTATTGGTGACCAGCCAGGCCAGGGCCCCGGCCGTCTTGCGCGCCGTGCCGCCCGACTCGGCATTGGACGCATAGTTGCCGACGAAGCGCATTTCACGGTCGCGCGCCAGTTCCTTGCCCTTGAGCAGCTTCTGGCGCGCCAGTTCCGAAGAGCGGCCGGCGGTGACGGTGGCTTCCTGGGTGCCGGAGACCTCGCCGACCTTGGTCATGATCTGCAGCCGGCAGCCGATGCGCGCGGTCAGGTTGGGCGCGCCGATGGCCTGGAAATTCTGGTTGCCTTCCAGCGCCGCATTGGTCGCCGAAGCGCTGGCCAGGGTCTCGGTCTGGGTCTCGTGATAGGGCTGCTTGGCCGTCACCGTGCCGATCGAGCTGGTGAACGGCGTCTGGTCGGCGACCACGCGGGTGACGATGTCGTCGAGGTCCTCGCGGTTGCCCACGGTGACCAGGGTGGTGGTGGAATTCGAATTGGCGGACATCAGGGTGTCTCTCCTTGGAAAGAACGTGAAAACAAAAGCTTAGAGTGCCGATCCGATACGACCGGATTTGAACACGCTCTAAAACCCGCCGGCGAGGATGGCCGCGACCGCGTCGTCATCCGACCGGCTCTTCAGGGCCTTGTCGCGGGCGGCGGCATAGGTGCGTTGGGCGTGGGTGCCGGAGGCCTGGGCGGCCACCGGACGGACGGTTGTGGCCGGCACGGCCTTGGGATTTTGGGCGGCGGCCGCGGCCTTCGCCTGCGCGTCGTCCCAGAGACGCGCCTTGTTGAGGATGACCAGTTCGTCGGCGCTGGCGTGCCGCATCGCCTCGGCGGGCAGGCCGGTGCCGCGGACATAGTCGCCGAGCGCCTTCAGGTGGTCGCTATTGCCGGCGAGGTCCGGCGCGATCTGCCGCAGCCGTTCGCCCTGCTCGCGGGCAAAGGCGTGGTGGGCGGCCTGTTCGGCCGCCGCCCGCGCCTGCATCAGGTGTTCGACCCGGCCGCGCCGGGCATGGTACTGGGCGAAGAAGGACGCGGCCTCGGCCGGGTTGTCCTGCGCCCATTTCGGCATCTGCGCCCAGTCGATATCGTGATAGTCGCGATGGAACTGGTCGATTTCGCCGGGTTCGGCGCCGTTCAGCGCCTCAAGCGCCCCGCGCAGCGCCTCGCTGTGGCCCTTGCTTTCGGCTTTCAGGCGCTGGGTCACGGCCTCGCGCTTGGCCTCGGCTTCGGCGACATATTGCTGGATCCGCCGGGCATAGTCGCGGGCGGCGGGGGTGTTGGGGATGTCGCTGAACGCCTGCCTGGCCTCGGCGTCCCACCATTGCGGCGCGGCGACGTCGCCGTCGCCGCCGTCATCCGCTTCGTCTTCGTCGTCCGGAGCCTGCGCCGCCGGCCTGTCGTCATCGGTTCCCGCCGCGTCCGGCAGGTTCTGGATCGCCTCCACGGCGTCCTGGTCTTTCAGCGGGGCCTCGGCCATGCGCTTACTCCTCTTTCAAAGTCACATTGCATCATTCCTCCCCAGCTGGCTGGGGGACCACCCTTGGACGATTTCTTGCGGACGTCCCTAAAGCGCCGGCTTATCCTCGACCGGAAGCCCGTTCCACCCGGCCTCGCCGGGCTCAGCCCCCGCCTCCGCGCGCGGATTCGCCGCCGCCCGCCATTCCCGCTCCACCGCATTCAACCCGCAGATCATGGCGTAATAGCTTTCCCGCCGCGCGCCCTCGCCCGGCAGGGTGGTGACCATCAGTTCGGCCCAGCGCTTGCGGCAGGTCTCGAAGAACGGCCTGGCCGTCTCCAGCGCGTATCTCAACTCTTCAGAGGTCATCCCGGCGCTCCCCCGACATGGACGTCGGACCCCAGCCGGTCGCCTTGCGCCGCCTTCTGCGCAAGCCCGCTTTGGATCTCGTATTTTTTCAGCTCGATCTCCGCCGACACCTGGGCGTTCTTCAGCGCGATCTCGGCCTGAAGTTGGGCGTGTTTCAGCTCCAGTTCCGCCGCCCGTGCCTGCGCTTCGCTCTGATGGCGCTGGGCCTCCAGCTGCACTTTCAGCATCGCCGGGTCGGGCGGCGAAGGCACGGTCACGGGCGGCGCCGGCGGCTGGTACGCCGCCGGATCCGGGAAATAGGTTTCGGGATTCTTCTTCCCCAGCGCGCGCGCCATATCCAGGGCGATGGCGCGCAGGCTTTGCGGCGTCTGCAGCGGTCCGCTCATCCCGCCCTGCACGGCGACCATCTGCTGCGCCGCCTGGCCCAGCGTCTGGGCGACCATCAGCTGGTGCTGGGCATTGGCCGCGCCTTGGCCGATCTCGATGGTCATGTCGAAGCGCCGCGCCCAATCGGACGGATTGACCGGAAGCCACTGGCCGCGCAGCCGCGCGACGTCCGGCCCGCAAGCGTTCTCGCACAAGGTCGCATGCACGCCCAGGAACAGGTCGCGCACGCCCTCGGCCAGGCAGCGCGCGATCAGCCTGAGGCGCTTCTGCGCCTGGGTCATCAAGGCGATCGCGCCCGTGGCCGTATCGTGCAGCGTATCGGGGTTCAAACCCTGGGCATTGCGCACGATGCCGGTCCGCTGTTCGGCGACGGTAGAGGCATATTCCAGCGACGACAACGGGTCGTAGTTGAGACTGGCCCCGCCGGCCATCTGCACCACCGCCCCCGGGTCGCCGTCGACGCGGATCACCGCGCCCGGAATATTGTTCATCAGGTCCTGCAGCGTGAACTCGTTGACCGCCTGCATATTGACGATCGGCCGCTGGTTGATGGCGAAATAGCCGCTGTCCAGCGACATCCGCCACAACGCCGTCTTGATGCGCTGGATCTCGATCAGCTTGTCGGCCAGCGACGTCCCGTAAAACCGGTGCGCATTGCGAAACGGCGTGCCGGCGGCAATGTTGATGCGGTTGACCCTTTCCGCCTTCAGCACGATGCCGCACGCCCAGTCGGTCAGCACCTGCCAGATGACGACGCGGCCATCCTCGACGCGGCGCAGATAGTGCTCGACGACCAGCACCTGGCGCAACTCCGGCGCCAGGCCGCCGCCGGTCGCGCCGGTCTCCATGACCGTGTCGCGCGCCAGTTCGGCGGCGTTGACATCCGCCGGCGCCCACGTCGGCAAAAGCGCCACCAGGTCCGCCTCCAGCCCCATGGCGATCAGGTCCTGGGCCCGCGGCCGGGAGCGGCGGGCGCAATAGGTCGCTTCCGCAATCGAAACCGCGTCGCGGCAGATGGTGAAATCATTGGGGTCGAAGGCCGCGATGCGGCACCTGCCGGGTGCCTGCGGCGCCTGCACGACCACGTCGTAGAGACCGCCGTCGGCCGCCTTTGCCGCCACGGCCTGAGCGCCGAAACTTTCGACCAGCATGGCCACCTCGACCGCGGTCTTGCCGGCATAGCGCTGCGGCTCCGGCAGCGCGCCGGCCTCCCACCACCAGGTGAACAGGCCCGTCTTCACCTTCAGCGCGTCGAGCAGATAGGTATACAGGTGCCCGAAGCCGTCGTTCTGCTGGAAAACGACATGGCGCACGTAATCGGTTTCCTGCTGCGCCTGTCCCTCGTCCCCGGCGCCGGTCGGCGTGAAGACGACGACGTCGTCGCCTTCCGCAAAGATCTCGATCAGGTCGGGCAGCGCCGTCTGGATGGCGTCCTCGACATCGGTCGACACGGCGCGCGACCGGTTCTGCAAGGCCGGCACGTCGCGCATCAGGCCGCGGCTGTAAAGCGTCGCGGTCTCGCGCTGGCCGATAAGGTCGGCATCGGTCTCGAAGCCGATCGAAGCGCGCATCTCGGCCTGGACCAGGCCCAGCAGCGCGCGCAGGTCATCGCTCAGGCCCTGGTCAATGATGGTATCGTTCAAGACACGGCTCCAAAATCCGGAACGGACAGGACATAAAAAAACCGCCGGAATGCCGGCGGCTTCGATGAATGGCTGCAGGATGAATTAAGCGTTTCCCGATCTGATTGCATCAAATCGGCGCTCTAATCTTTTGCTTTTACGCGCTTTTTAATCCGAAACGAAGTTCGGCGACGCCAAAGTGCGTCACACCTTTCGGAAAGCGCTCTAACGGAGCCGCTGTTTGGACACGCCCAGCTGGCGGTCATTTTTTGACCTTGGCATTCCGATCCAATATCTCAAGCTCGTGAGCACTCCGACACACAGCGGGTTCGCCCTGCGCATCACACGCTTTCTTGGCATCGCGTATTTCAGCCGCTCTAATACCCGGGTCGCTTTCATCGCGGACAACTTGACACGCCTCGGCGTTACCCTCGTCGCACGCTTCCTTGAATAAAGGCCTCGCCTCGATTTCGCGGCCCCCGTCGCTCGCCACACGCGCCATTTCAAGGGTCTCGCGGGAAAAACCCTTCGAATGCGTGTACATCCAGAAAGCGCCCAATAACAGAAGCAGTACCACGGTGATTGAAATGGGATAGATCGTCCATTTCTTCATTTTCATTGTCCCCCCGCGTCCGACGCGCCCAGCATAGACCAACTTCCGCGGCTCCAGGTTTGGATTTGCGATGCCGGCGCGGAGGAAGACATCGCTTTTATCACGCACTTTAACGGACGCCGCAGCCTCGCCTATAGTACTATCGCATGCCTGCCGATGCGGGGGGAAAGAGTGCCCACAAAACTCGGACCCGATTCCCGGTTGTTGTGCTGTCGTCTCGATGTTAGCAACTAAACCCTGTTTCGCTCGCGGCGTCAAGAAAATGTTCTTGAAATGTTCCGGGCGCTTGAATAATTCACAGGGAGCGCAATATCCAGAAGGAGCCAAAGTAAAACGCCTTCCGGTCATTTTCAGTACATATTCCGCACTTGTCCGGACTATCTCCCACGGCGCCGGGTTTGGCTCCAGGCCTTTATCTGATCCATCTGCTGATTTGCCCCCACGAGTTCGACGGGGCGGGCATGTTCCCCCGAAGACGGCGCAAGATCCTTGTGTGAAAATATGTAGGGTTGGCCGTTCGCGTTTTGACCGATGTGATAGGTGCGGTTCAGCACGCCCACGAGTACTTTTGCGGAATTGAGCTGTGCGTCACTCAAGGGGTTTGAACTGTAATCCCCCAGAAACGCGACACCGATATTGGCCGGATTGTGCCCCCAAACATGGGCGCCTTCATAGGTGAGAGGCCGCCCTTCGTAGATGGTTCCATCCGCGCCAATCAGGAAATGATACCCTATGTCCCCGTTGTGATACCGCTCTGCATGAAAGGCGTTTTTCACCTCTCTCCCCAGGTGGTGCAGATATGACTCGTTATTCGTGTGCAATTCGTCCACCGACTGCGGCGTGTCATCCGAGCCCGTGTCATGAAATGTAATCCTGGTATAGGGCCCGTATTTCGACTCCGGTTCCAGGTTACTTGGATCCGGGGCAATTCGCTTCCAGTTGGACGCCGGAACATAGCGTGGGGCGTCGCTGTGTGACTTGGCCCAGTCACTGAAGACTTTGGAAAAATGATCATAATCCGGAACCTTCGGCGGCCCTTTGCCGAAGATTACCGCCGGGTTGTACCGCAACGCTTTCGAGGGACCTTTCGGTGAAAGACCCGACGCGTTCGCCGCCCGGACCGGTCCCAAACGGGGAGGCTGGGTTTGGCCCTCCGGGGGCTGACTTTGCGGAAGCATCACTCCGTTGCCGGCCGCCAACGCATTCATGGGTTCGCTGGTCATCGGCATGCTTTCGGCTTTTCCTGTCGGATTCGCAGGGCTCGCGCCTGCGTCTGCCACCGCAGGCGCGTCGAATGCGGCTTCACCCCGGTCATACGCCGGCGCACCGGCGTCAGGTTGGTCGTCGCCCGCGTCCGATGGCATCGCCTTCAGAGTGAGCTCGGACGGCCGCATTACCGCGAATTCCGACGTCCCCTGGATCGGCATACCCGGCTGAGGCTGAGACGGCGCAGTGTTCAAACCGGATTGGCCCAACGCGTCGGAAGACGGGGCGACATTCATCGGCCCGACCGCTCCGCCGGGCAGCAATCCCTGTATGGCCAGCGGATAGGCGTCATCCCCCGTGCCGTAAGCATCGGGCACCGTCATCGCGTCGAGAATCGGCGTGTACGGGTCCGCGACGTCATCGCTCCCGCTGCCCGCTACGGAATCACTGCCGGTAGGCTGACCGGTCAGGGCGTTGTGAAACACCTGCATAGGATTGAGACCCTCCGCTGCCGGGGTTAGAGACGACACGCTGCTTCGGGCTGCCATAAGATGTTTATCCTGTTTCATCGACGAACGGTCTTGAAGCCGATCCAGGCGCCCATCTCGGCCTGGCCTACACAGCCCCAAAATTCGGAACGATCACCGCCTGCGACAGCGACGACCGCGGCGGCTCGTAAGCCGCGCACATCAGCCCGAACGCGTCACACCCGTGACTGGCCCAGTCGTGCGCCGGCCCCAAGCCAATCCCGCGCGCCTCGTCGCGTTTTTCGTGGTACCAGCCCAACGCCTCCAGCAGCCCCGGGCACGCTGGCTCATTGAAATGGATCTGCGGAAACAGTCGCCGCCCGGCCTCGATGCGTTTCAGCGCCGCGCCCTTGCCCTGGTTCGGGATGACCCGAACCGCATAGCCCGCTGCGCGCAACGCCTTCTCGTACGAGGTCGCGAACACCTTGTCGCCGTGCGCCCCGTCATGCGGCAGGAAAATATCGGTGCAATCCGGCGTAAACCCTTTCGCCGAGAGCCAGTTGACATAATAGCTCAATTCCTGGCCCTGTCCCTCGCAATAGGCCAGCACCCGGATCTCGCGCGCCATGAACTGGCACACGACCCAAGCCGCCGCATCCGCCCGCAGACCGGTGCCGCCGATATCGGCATAGACCCGCACGCGAAACATGCGGTCGCGCCCGATCCGCCCCATCTGCCCGGCCGCCCGCGCCTCGGC